GATTGTGAAGCCTTTTTTGACTTCTACGAAAGCAAAGGCTGGGTAGTTGGCAAAAATCCGATGAAAGACTGGCAAGCCGCTATGAGAAACTGGGATCGCACAGAAAGAGAACGAGGGGGCAAGTGTAAAAACACACCAGCCAATACCAGCATAGCCGTAAGAGAAACAATGGTGGTAGGCGAAATGGATGATGCATACTTTGAGAGAGTGGCGAACGAAATAATCAGCGGAGAAAGGAAAATGGCGCTATGAGTGAAAGAGAACAAATCATTTGCGAACTATATGGCGACAGCAAAGGATTTTTAACACCTGCGAGGCTAGCAAAATACTCTTTGCTTTTAAAAAATGTGGCTACAAGCGAGCTAATTAATTTTTCAGTCTTTGCTGAAAAGTATCGCAAAGAATACCAAAACACAGACGCTTTACTTTTTCGTGCAACTATGGAGTGGAGCAAGATCGTGTTTTTAAAAATGCGAGAAAAGGGACTTAGATTTTTTAACGACTTAGATACACTAGCGGCGTTTTGTAAAGAAATTTACAGAGGCACAAGGCTTTGCAATGGTGGAACTGGTAGTGGCTTTTTAGAAAGCACGATAATTTCGGTTGATACAAACGGCGTATTAAGAAATGAGTGTGTATTAGAGAACGGCGTATTTCAACGCTTAACAAGCGGTGAAGAAACACACTTGTTTGAATATCTACTAGAGCACCAAGAAAAAATAGGCGTAGTGCAAATCAAAACAAGAGAAAGCGAGGTAAAACAAGCCCAGCTAGCGGCGAATAACACAAATTTACTCCCAACTGACCCAGACGCACCGATAAAAATGAGCGATGGGGCAAGAGCAAGGCTAAGGCTTGGGCTATCTGCCATTGCGGTAAATATTGCAAAGAGGGCGTGAGATGAAAGCCGTATATATCACGATAGCCGAAAGCGGAGCGAACATAATCGCAAAGGTAGCAGACGAAAATAAAAAGATACTTGATAGCTTTGAGATAAGCCGTAAGGACGCAAGCGGAGTGCTTGAAATAATGAGAAAGTGGAACGAGAAACACAAGGACGAAGAAACAAGGGGGCTATTTTGAGATTAACACGAAGCGAAAATAAATACCACAATCGCAAGACCAAAGGTTTTGATAGTGCCAAAGAGTGGCGTAGAAATCAAGAGCTAGAAACCTTGCAACGTGCTGGAGAGATAAGCGAGCTAAACCGCCAAGTGCCGTTTGTGCTAATGCCTAGTTTTGCCATATCAGATGAAACAACAAGGCAAGGCTATAGAACTGTGAGAGAGATCAGATATATAGCAGATTTTACCTATCGTCTTAAAAACGGCAAGAGGATAATAGAGGACGTAAAGGGAATGCAAACGGACGTTTTCAAGCTGAAACGAAAACTACTAGAGAGAAAAATAGCCATTGGAGTAATAGAGGGCGAGTTTAGGATTTATTAGAAAAATGGATTTGCCTAATTTAAAACATTTAGACGTATTTTATGCCGTGCTTGATAAATTTTACCCAGACTGGGAAAATAGAGAGGATCACTATTAGTTAACGGAAATTTCGTTTTTAATAAGGGAGGTATTAAATAGCCCCTATACGGACGAAACCGTTATTAATAATCTAAGAGTAAGCGAGGTAAAAAAATACCAAGCCGAGCTTAACACGCTATTAAATACGCCTAAAGAATTTTTGGATTGGGTGTTAAAACATAGAATGACAGCAAGTAGGCAAAAGATGTGCCAAAGTAAATATTTAAGCACAAAGCCTAAACGCAAATATAAAAAGAAAAAATATCAACAACTGACTTTATTTTAGGGGTAGAGATTGGGAAAATTAAAATTAACCGACAAAACAAAAGAGCAAATAATAGCCGATTATAAAGCAGGGATAAGCCAAAATCAACTTGCAAAAAATTACAAGCTAAGCCCAGCGACTATTAATAAGCTATGCAAAAATATCCCGCAAGAAAATGTAGAGATAGTGAATACTTTAGTGAATACTGCGATAGCGACAAATAGGGCGTTAGAGGGCAAAAGCCAAATTGAAGTGAATAGTATAGAGCGAATAGTAGATGAAAGGACTAAGCATTTGCTATATTTTCAGAACGCAGCACTTAGAAATCAGAAAATAGCCGATGAAATGCTGGAGATGAGCGATAAGATAGCAGACGTTGAAGCTCACAGCAGGATAACCGCTAGAAATAAAGAGACCATATTTGGCAAAGAGCCACAAACGATTATTAATAACACCAACGCACAACAAAACGAAGTAACCGAAATTAGGCGAACAATAGTAAAGCTGGATAAATGATAATAGACTTAAACACCGCCCCTATATTTGAGCCACTATTAAAAAACAAAAGATACAAAGGGGCTAAAGGCGGACGTGGTAGCGGTAAAAGCCACTTTTTCGCCGAGTGTATAATCGAAACAATGCTAATCAATCCAGACGCTCGCATCGTTTGTATAAGGGAAATACAACGATCGCTAAAATTTTCATCAAAAGCTCTAATAGAAAGCAAGATAAACAGCTTAGGCGTAAGTGAATATTTTGAGATAACACTAACCGAGATCAGAGCTAAGCGTGGCAATGGGTTAATAATTTTTCAAGGTATGCAAGACCATACAGCCGATAGTATAAAATCACTAGAGGGCTTTGATGTTGCGTGGGTAGAGGAAGCACAAAACCTAAGCAAGCGAAGCCTAGAGCTTTTAAGACCAACTATACGCAAAGAAAATTCGGAGCTTTGGTTTAGTTGGAACCCTGAAAACGAAACGGACGCAGTGGATAGCTTTTTTAAACAAATGCAGGATAACCAAGCAACCGATTATATTTTAATACACGCGAATTTTAGCGATAACCCTTTTTTGCCAACCGAGCTATTTAATGAGCAAGAATACGACCGCAGGTTTAATCCTAGCACTTACGAGCATATATGGCTAGGCGGGTATAACACTAAGAGCGACGCACTAATTTTCAAAGGCAAATTTAGGGTAGAGAGTTTTAATACGGACGGATTAGGCAACCCTTATCACGGCTTAGACTTCGGTTTTGCTAACGATCCGACAGCGGCGATAAGGTGCTATATACACGATCGCAAACTTTATATAAGCCACGAAGCTGGAGCGGTAGGGTTAGAGCTTGATTATACGGCAGAGTTTTTAAAAGAACGTATCGAAAATATACATAAATATGTAATAAGAGCCGACAACGCACGCCCTGAAAGCATAAGCTATTTAAAAAGGCACGGACTAAGTATGATAACGCCGACAATAAAAGGCAAAGGCAGCATAGAAGACGGCATAGAGTTTATACGTAGTTTTGAAGCAATCATAATACACGAGCGCTGCGTAGAAACGGCACGAGAATTTAGACTATACAGCTACAAAACCGATCCACATAGCGGCGATATATTGCCACAAATACTAGACGAAAATAACCACTACATAGACGCATTACGTTACGCCTTAGAACCACTAATAAAAAGCAAAACAACAATTTGGGGACACATCACAAGCCGAAGCTAACGCCTAAAAACGCCTTATTATTAATCAAAAATAAAAGGCGGAATAATGGGACAAAAAATAACCGATAGCTTAGAAAACCTAGTAACTAAAATGGGGCAAATGACGGCGAATAGAGATTATACGCCGTTAATAGTCACAAACGCACAGCTTTTAAACGCTTATAACAACGGCTGGATAGCCAAACGCTACATTAAAAAGACCATAGGCGATATGTTAAAAATGGGGCGTGAAATCGACTGGGACGATATAGACGAGGAACGCAAAAAAGAGTATTACGATGCTTGCAATAAGCTAGAAATAGACGGCATTATTAAAGACCTGCTTTTTAACGTTTTACTTTATGGCGAAGCGGCAATATTAGCCGTGACAGACGCAAGCGAGGAAACCTATCAACTCCCATTAATGCCAAATGAAACAATTAAACAATTTATCGTATTTGGCAAGGGCGAATTTAAAGCAAGAAACGCAGAGCATAAATTTAACCGACCTAGCCTTTATGATGTAAAGGGGGTTAAAGCTCACGTTAGCCGTCTTTGTATAGTGCAAGGGGGCATTAAGAGCTACGGCGTAAAACAGCGTGAAAGCATAAGCGATATAGCCACCGCCCTTGATGTGATAAAGATGTTTGACACTATCACACTAAGCGTTAGCGACTTGATCGAGGAGTGCAAAATAGATGTCTATAAAATGCACGGATATAACGAGCAAATAGCAACAGGCAACGAGGGAGAGATA